AGCCGACAGCGTCGCCGGAAATCGAAACGATGGTATATTCTACGACGCCGTTTTTGTGTTCGTGTCCGTCAACCCGCCACGGGCCGGGCGTCCCTCTGAATTTCGGGTTGTGTGTTGTCATTGTTTCTCGGTTTTTGTTGGTTGATGATTGATTTTGTGTCGTCTGATTTTCCCAAATGCTCGCTCGATCTCTTCGACGGACGGCGGAACTATCGGGCGGGCACAGGTGATTTCGTCCCGTGGTTCGTTATTCGCCGGGCGTGCCATGTACCAGCGTATTTCCGACTGGAATTCCTCTAACGTTCGGCAGACGACGTGTCTGCTTCCGTTCGTGATTGCGAGCGAACGCCATTCGATTTGTGCGTCCGATAGGGCGGAATGTCGGTCGGTAGTTTTCATTTCGATACATAGGGCGTTGAAGCCCCCGCGTCCGAGCAACAGGATAAGGTCGGTAACGCCTGCGGTTACGCCCTCCGCTTTCATTATCGCGGCTTCCGTGCGGCTCCGTGCGCCGCCGTTCGGAACGGCGAACAGGAGTTTGCCGACGGCGGGGTATTGGAGCCGGAACCAACCGACGCACATTCGTTGCATGTGCGATTCAACGTGTCGTGTCATAATCAAAATAGGGTTAGTTGTTTGAACGCCGTTGCACGGCGCTGATCGTCGATTTGCTTGATGATGTTCCGAATGTATCGGGCCAGCGTGCTGTCTTTGATGAATCCGTCTTCGTCGTCCTCGTTGTCGAGATTCGACTGGGAGCGACCGGAACAGTTCGCCAGTTCACGTTCGGCTGATTTGCGGGCATCGAGCAGGGCGGCAAGAATCGCGGCGGCCTCCGTTGGGTATCCCTTTTGCACATCATCAACGAATCCGGCCCCGACGTGATGGCCCGAATTGTGCAAGTTGACGTCCAGCCCGTAATCCCAGCGTCCTGTCGGCGACTGCGCCGTTTTAACCTCCACGATACAATGGTGGTTGAATAATCGGACAGGTCTGTTAGGCGTTAGACATACGTCGTGAATGTTGAAATCGAAACCGTTGTACGATAACGCCACGAATTTACCGCTATCCTGTCCGGCTTTTTCGTGGTTATCAAGCCACGCGCACCACTCTTTGAACGTAAACTGTTGCCCGGTGCATCGGCAGGTATGATGAATGTCTTTCATTTCCGGTAGGGTTTTAACGATTTGAGTTCCGTCGGGAACCAGTAGCAGTCGTAGTCGAGGTAGACGCACCGGCCCGAAAGCTCCGGTTTGCAGAATCCCATTATTATGTGCGGTTCGAACCGCACGCCGTATTCATTCGTGAACGACACCTGCTGCCCGACCCGGAAATCCGTTTCGATACCCGCGTCGGCCGGGTTGTCGTAGATAGGCGGCAACCCTTTTTCGTCGCGCCATTTTCGCCATTCGGCGAAATCTTTACTGTAATCTCTCATCGTTCAGGCGGTTTCCAAGTTTGATGATAAATGTTTCGTGATCGGGTGCACCCCATTCCGGGCGACCTCGGCCAAAATCAACGCCTTTGCACTCCCATAGCATCCGGCGGCGGGTGTAGCCGTAGGAAAAACAAACTGCGTCGTAGTCTTTGAAGAATATAAATACCGGGCTTTCGGTCTCCTCGTCCCCCTCGTCGTATATTACCGTGTCGATAAGCCGCGTTTTCCAGTAACGGGTATTTTCGCGGTACTCTTCGCGCTTATCGCCCCGCTCGATCATTTCGTACCACTCCTTTTTGAGTGGCAAATACAGAATTTTCATCGTCTTGAATCTTTTGCGGGTTCGCCGTTTCGTTCGATCTCGCCGAGCGCTTCGTCGAGGTGGTAGGCCAGCTCTGCGGCCTGTGCAGCCACGCGCCGCGCCCAGTCTGAACGAAGCCTGCCGCCTCCGACGGGTGGGGTTGTTATGATGGCGTGCGCAAGGCTTGCCATTGCGACGGTGGCATACAGTTCGCGTTTCGTGATTCCTGCTGCCGAGAATGTTTCGGGCGAAACTCCCTCGGCCTCGACTGTGATCGTCTGCGGAATAGCCGCCTTACCGAGCATTTCAGCGATTCTGTCGTAGAAATTTGCCGGGGACTTGCCCCGCTTGTCGTTTTTGTTTTTCATCGTGCGTTGTGGTTTTAGATTCGCGGGGTTTGGTAGTGTAGCGTCCAGCCCGCGAAATGTTTGTCGAAAAAGTTATCCCGAAAGAACCGGACATTGGCTTCGACGGCTTCGGCCATCTGCCGCGTGCAGCGGAATGTCAGCCGCTTGCGTTCGGTGTCGATAAATATCAATTCCAGATCGTGAATGAATATCGGCGCAAGCGCCGGATTCATTTGCTTTGCGAGGCCGTAGAAACGTCGGTATTTCGCAAGGAAATCGGCATTGAAGCGTGGCGCGGCGTTTTTATCTTCCTGCGTCCATGTACGCGCAAGCGCCGGGCGGTCGGTAGCGGCTTGTCCGTTTTTACGAATCCAGCCCGACGCCTCGTAATTAGCGCAGAATCGTTCGACCTCGTAATCGGGATTTTGGAAATTCTTGAAAAAAAAGATTTCAAAAAATGTCTCTCTCTCTGCCTCTGCCGCGCGTGCGCGCGAAGAGAGAGATTCTTTTAATTCTTTATATTCTTCTTTATATATTCTTATACTGTTGTCGCTTGAAAACAGTTGCGTTTGTCGCTCGTTTGTCGATTGATTGTCGTTCTGTTTGTCGTTTTGTTTGGTGTCGTCGCTATAATCATCTGTATTACTGTTAATTATATGTGTTTTCGGTTTGTCGTTTGGTTTGTCGATTTTGGCGACTTTCTTTCCCGCTACCCTCCGCAAACCCTCGTAACTGTTTGTCGGTCGTTTGTCGTTTTCATTTTCTAATGGCTGGTAAGTGTCGAATTTACAAACTGTTATAATGCTTTTGTAGTTTGTCGCACGGACGGATATTTCGCCGGACGCCTGCAAACGAGCTAAACGGGTTCTAATCTGTCGTGTCGTCTGTCCTGTTTCTGCGCACAAACTATCGACGGAGGTAACGAAAGCTCCGCGTTCAATCTCCACTCCTCGCCATCTCGTAGGCAGGTAATTCGCCTTGAGCAGACAAACGACCCACAGTTGCAGCGTGAGCGGGTCGTCGAACCACTCCCATCCGAGCGTGCTGCGATACAACCGCACCCAACCAGTATTTGTTTCGTTTGCCATTGATGCTGATTTGGCCCGTTAAATTTCGCTTTTATTCAGTTCGACGATTAAACCCTTGTCCGCGACGAAAACACGCGCAAAACGGGCTGTTTTGCGCATTTGCGCGGCAAAAGCATCGGCAAGACTGTTTGCGTTCGAAAGGTGCAACAGAACGACTGTCGAAAGTTCCGCCGTTTCGTTCGCCTTGACCATATCGCACGCTGCGTCGATTGATAGATGCGACGTTCGCACGCGCGCTGCCTGTGCCGGGTTCATTGCCCCGCGGGCGATATTATCGTCCAGCTCCTCTTGTGAATAGTTCGCCTCGATCAGAATATGATTCAGCCGCAGGGATTTGAAATTGTACCGGATAAAATGCGTGTCGGTAGCAAATAGCACTTTTCCGCATTCCTCGTGTTCGATGATATATCCGAACGGCTCTGCCGCGTCGTGCTTCACGTCGAACGCCCGGACGACGAAATCGCCGACCGTGACGGACTGCATCGGCCGCAAAGCGTGCGCCCGGTACGCTTTGTCGATATGGCACGCCGCGAGCGTTCCCCGCGAAGCGTAGACGTCGATTGCCCGGTCGGCGTATTTACCGATGTGGGCCGCGTGGTCGCCGTGCTCGTGCGTTACTACTGCACCGACGAACTTTCGGGCGTCGATACCGGTTCGGGCGAACATCGTTTCGGGCGATGCGCCGCACTCGATAACGAGCGCAGACGCTTCGCTCTCCAAAACGTAGCAGTTGCCAGCCGACGACGAGGATATAACGTGCAGCTTCATCGGGTTACACGTTGAACGGGTCGTCTTCAATGGCAGCGGGGGCTGCCTCTTCGGTTGCCTCCTCGCGTGGAACGGGCGTCGGCGTAGGGATCGGCGGCATCGTTTCGGCGGGTACGGCCGATTGTGCTGTGATTGCGGCCGGAGCAACCTCCTCGAATTTTGCTTCTTCGATATTTGCCCCGGCGGGCGCGGCCGCCGTTTCGTTCGTTACGCGGCGTTCTTTCTCGTCTTCGCTCAACAGCCATGCGTCAGACGACGAGTTGATGATGTGCTTCATGGCGGAACGCTCGACTGTTCGCCCGGCCATTTCGCTGGTGAAATTTCGGTGCGCAGGCGAGTTGCCCCGCGTCGCGCCTTGCATCCACGCCTGCCGGATTTCGGTCATCGTCTTGATCGTCGTCGAGTGCGAGCCGTCGGCCATAGTCGTTACGGCGTAGGCGGCGACGATCTTGTCTTTGTCGATTCTCGACAGGCTCGGAACGTGTTTCGTTATCTTGATTTCGCCGTCCTCCGTATACATGTATTCGAATTCGTCACCCTCGTAGACGACGACCGAACGGACTTTCTTCATGCCTTGTGCGCGGGCCAGTTTCTCATCGCCGAAATACGACCGCCAGAACGTCAGTTCGAGCTGCCCCGACGCCTTGTTTTTGATCGGGATAAAATACCCTTGCTTCTTCTGAATATCCATGCCTTGCAGCACCATGTCGAGCAGCGAATTTGCCACCGACGCTTTGGTTACGACCTCCAAAACCGGGTGTTGTACTTTGTTGGAATCCTCCCAAAGCATTTCGGAGATACGAAGCCATGCAAGGTTCATTTGGTTAGTTACGGCGTAGTCTTTCGGGACGACCAGTCCGCCGTTTGCTTGCAGCTCCTCGATGCGTCGCAGGACGCTGTTCGCAAGTTCATCTTTCATTGCGGCAATCGCTTTCGATTGCGTCGTTGGGGCGGTCTGCGCTCCGTTCTGATTGTTATTCTGTGCCATAGTTATTTGAAATAAAAGATTTGACGATACGTGTTGTAGTTGCGGTCTTCGATAGGGGCGTCCTGCGGGTGGCGGCACGCCTCGGAAAGCCAGCGTTTATAGCATTGCGGGCAGTATATCTTATTCAGTACGGCGATGTAATAGCCACCGTCGGGGGTCGCCATATCCGCCGTGCAGTAGTCGCATTTCGCGGGGCTTCCGATGGCCCACATGTCGAGCGTTTCGACGTGGATAACCTTGAATCCTTTTTCGTTGCTGACGATCTGCGCCATGTCGTTACGCTGTTTTAAGTTCGAGCGCAGCACCCTCGACCACTTGCAGGCGAATGACCTGCGAATCAAGCGCAAAATCGGTCTGCGATATGCTTTCGGCATTGTCGATGAAGACGGGCGCGGTTGCGCCGTAGTAGCGGCAGAACGTACGGATGATGTCAAGCCCGGCGAGTACCTGCCCGGCGCTGTTCAACGAGTTGAACGGCACGCCGTCGATGGTGGCGACGCATGTTTCGACGTCCGCGCCCTCGATGGTCTGTTCGTACATTCGCCAGCGCACGAGGTCGAACCGCGAATTTATCGCCGCTTCGACGGCTTCGATGTCCGCTTTCGTGTAGGCCGCCGCCGCAAATTCGAGGCGTTCGAGTTCGGCAATGCGTTCGGCGATCTTCTTTTCGGCGGCTTTGGTTTCGTCTATCAATCGTTGAATTTCCGCCGTGCGCTCCTTGTTTGCAAGGCGGCGGCGTAGGTCGGCGGTTGCGGTTGCGAGGTTCTGACGCACCATGTCGATCTGTGCGGATATATCCCGGCGGCGTGTCGTGAGCGTAGCGGCCGTGATTTTCGTGGTCGCCGAGGCTTCGAGGGCGGTTTGCGCGCGGGTAAGCTCGTCGGTGAGTTTTCGGTATTCGGGGGATAATTTCGCCTGTTCTTCCTCCGTTTCGAGGTCGATTGCGAGAACGTCTTTCGCGGTTGTGATAGCCAGCGTCGCAGCGTGATGTTCCGCGCGCAGTTGCGATAGGCGTTGATCGAGCATTGCGATTTCCTGTTCGGTGGTCGAAACCAGCTTTGTTAACTTGCTGTAAGTATCCTTTTCGAGATTGGCGTCGGCGATCAACTTGTCGAGTATTTCGCGCTGGTGCTTCTCGAAGCTCTCGCGGGCCGCGCGGCGGGCTTCTTCGATGGTTGCGGCGGGTAACGGCTGGCCGCAAGCGTAGCAGGTGGTCGCGTCGACGTATTCAAATGCCGCCTTTTTCTCGGCCTCGTATTTCGCACGCATGCTATCGAGTGCCGATTTGATATTCGCCTGCTTCTTTACGCAGGCTTCGAGGGTGTCCCGTTTCGAGTTTGCCGTCGTTTCGGTTTTCTCGATTTCGCGCAGAATTGAATCCGCTTTCGCCTGTGCGTCCATGATGGCCGCGTCGCGGTCGGAGTTATACCGACGGGCCGCGGTCAGTCGAGCGTCGATATGATCGGACAACGACTTTTTGATGTCGAGCACCTTTTTCAGTCTTCGGTCGTGGGCGGCCTGCGTTTCCTCGTCTATTTTCGATGCGTCGGCGATCTGCGTGTCGAGTGCGTCGATTTGCCGTTGGTAGGCAGCGATCTCGTTTGCGGCCACAGATTCGCGTTGCACGATTTCCTGTTCCAGCGCTGTGTAGTCTTCCGTCGGCGGCATCGTGTTTTGATATGCTTCGATCTTCGGGGCGAACGTGTCGAGTTCCTTTTTGTTCTTGCGCTTTTCGGCCGCCAGCCGTGCTTTGAAATCCGCGAGGGGTTCACCGTTCATTTCCGCGAGCAGGTCGGCAAATCGGGCCTGTATTTCCGTGCGGTCGATGTTATCCCCGACGAGGGCTAAAAGGGCAGCGCGACGGCCTTTCCAATCGACGCGAGTATTGAAATACATCGGGTCGGTCAGCATTCGGAATACGTCGTCGTTTATCCATTCCGAAATGATTTTGTCGTATGCCGCCTTGGTTCCGACCTCCACGCCATTGACGGCAAACGCACTTTCGTGTCCGACGAATCGCAGGTCGGACGATCCGCGCGGTTTGCTCCATATCTCGCGATATGTGCGTCGTAGCGTCTGTGTGGAGCCGTCCACGTCCAATGCCACCTCGACGAAATGCTCGGCGCGGTGCATCGGTTCGCCCGTGGCGTCTATTGTCTTGATGTCGATGTCGGTACTGTTGTGCGAATCCTTGCCGAACAGTACCCACGTCAAGGCGTCGAAAATGGTTGTCTTTCCCGTACCGTTGTCGCCTATGATCGTGGCGTTACGGCCGTCGAAATCGAACGATACGTCGCGCAGTCCTTTGAAATTGCGCAGGGTAATTGATTTGATCTTGATGTTCATAGCATCGTGCGTTTTGTGATGATTGGTTATTATGCGGTTTTCCTTTGTTCTCTGATTATGGCTGCGGAAAGTGTTACGAACGCGGCGAATGTTACGGCGACGGCGACCCATGAAATCGGGTCTGCATCCATCGCTCCGCCGAGCGCGACCAACGACAGCCACCACGGGATAGCTAAAATTTTGGTTTTCATGTCTACTTGTAGTAAAAGGTTATTTTCAAGCCGCGTCGCAGTTTGCATTCTACCTTGTCCGCCCTGCTTCGGAATGCTCGGTCAAGCAGGTTGTTTGCGAGTTCACTCCCCACCAATCCGACGAACCCTGTGAAGCCTTTGAGTTCGTGGATACCGAGGCCCGAAACCTTGATGCGGAAATTCCGGTTTACCTCCCTTGATGTGTATTTGAGTGCTTGCATGTTATTTTTATCGAATTTGCTGTTTTTTCGACTTTCGTGCTGTTGCCGTGTGTTCGGTCGTCCGGTACGGTAAAGGCTGCGAAACGGCTTATTTTGGCTGCTCCTGCTGTCCGTATTTGCCAATGATTTCTGCGCGTTGCAAACGTTCGGCTTCGAGCAGGGCGACGAATTCCGTGCGGCTGTATTTGATCGGTGAATTCGGGGCCGTTCCGAATCGCTTGCCCTCGATCTTCCCACGCGGGGCGATATGCTTATCGACCCAGCCCCGACCGAATTCCCGATACAGCGCGCGTTTCGTTACGAGGTCGGCGGCGGGTTGCTGGCGCTTGATGATTGCGCAAGCAACGACATCGGCGACGTGGACGAGGCAATGCTGTAATTCGTATAATTCGGGGAGCGACATATTACGAAAGGCGTTTAATTACGATGGTGGATGCGGAAGCGGTGCGGGCTTCGAATTTCGCCTTGCCGTTCTTGTTGAAACGGCTGACGGCGTTCATATACGATGCGTAGTCGCGCCCCGTCAGCGTGAATTCGTGTTCTTCTCCGACGGGAATAGCGAGCATCGTCGCCACGTAGTCGGTGCGTTTGATGATCGTGCCTTTTTTCATTTCTGTTTGGTCTTTGGGGTTAACCCCCCCCCCCCCCCCCCNCCGCGTTATACCTGTTGCCGTTGCTCACGCCGCCCGAGTAGCCGCCGTAGACGAACGCGTTGCTGGAATTGTACTCCGGGTCGGGGTCGNGCGTGTTACACTTGCCGTTGTTGCTCACGTTGCCCGTGCCACCGCTGTAGATGAACGCGTAGTAGGAATTGTACTCCGGGTCGGGGTCGGCTTCGCTCGTCCAGCCGATAGTCGTTGCGGGTTCGCCGCCGATCTTCTTGAACGCTTCGTCGAGGCCACGGAACCGGGCGTCGTACATTTCAATTGCTTCATGCCGGGTCGGGCAGCGGAAGCCCTTGCGGTATTCGGCGGCAGCTTTCTGTGCGCCCTCGAAATTGAATCCGCCCGGTAGGTCTTCTTTGGCGATTTCGAGCATTCCGAAATCGGTTACAAGTACAACGGTCTGCGCTGTGGTCGGATCTTCGCGCTTCACCCATTCGTCGACGGGGATAAGGTTGCGCTGTTCCTCGGGGATGTAAATCCCATTTTCGATGTTGTTTTTCATAGTGCGTTGTGCGTTAGTTGTTTAATAATATGTAAAATAGCTATGCCGAAAGGCCGTTGGATAACCGACAGAATGGTCGAAAAATCGTCGACGTCTGCCGATGTGAAATTCAATACCTGTTCGCCGCGGTCAGTAAGTCGAAATGCCGTTCCTTTGTTCGATGATTCGCTCGTTATCAGTCCTGCGGCGCATAGGTGGCCGATAAGAGTGCGCATTTTACCGTGGCTTATTCCGATAAGTTCGGCAAGTCCGAGCACGCTGCCCGTCGCGCTGTTAAGGCTCGTTGTGTTCATCGTGCGTTGTGCTTTATGCGATAATAATGTATTGCATTAAACAATTTTTGTTATATTTGTGCGTAATTCATGCGTAATCCCTGTGAATTATGATGCAAATATAAAGCAAAGCATCATATTATGCAAACTTTGTAAAGCATTTTGTGAAATTTTTGTGAAATTTTTTTATATATGACTATAAAAGAAAGGCTTGTCAAGTTCGCTAAATCGAAAGAGCGTTCTGTGCGTGCTTTTGAGCGCGAAGCAGGGCTGACGATTGGTTATGTGAACACAATCCGCGTATCTGTTCAGCCGGATAAACTACAACGCATTGCATCACGTTATCCTGACCTTAATACAGAATGGTTGATGACGGGCGTTGGGCCTATGACCCGCGGCGGCTCTGTGAAGACCTCGACGGCGACAAACAAAGCCGAAACGCCGAATGTATTTACTGCTCCGCTGTTGCCTCTCGCAGCGCAAGGTGGGACACTCAACGACTTTGTTGTGTCAATTAAAGTTGCCGAGTGTGAGCGCGTTGTCACGCCGATTCGTGACGTTGATTTCGTTATGACGGTAACGGGCGATAGTATGGCCCCGGACTATCCGAACGGGGCGCAGGTGCTTATTAAAAAAGTCGACGAAAAGGCGTTCATCGAATGGGGACGGGTTTATGTCCTCGATACCTGTAACGGTAGTGTTATAAAGGAGGTGCGAAAGGGGGACGATGACGATTCCGTACAGTGCTATTCTTTGAATCCCGACCCGAAATATCAGCCTTTTGCCGTGCGATTCGCCGATATTTACGGAATGTATCGCGTATTGATGTGCATGTCCTTAAAATAGTTAATATAAACACTTTAACCCTTATATTTTATGAAAAAACTTGCTTCGGGCTTCGCCTCTGTCGGGGCTTGCGTTTTACGACGCGTAGGGATTATAAAATTCCCCCCCCCTCGAAGATTCTGAAAGGGCCGATACTCCATCTTGGGATTGGTAGAATTGTCGCACTTTGCGCCGTTTGGTGTTTGACGTGTTGCACATACCAAGCCTATACGGTAAGGTATTCTGTTGACTATGCAGATTACATCAACAGCGGTTTTTGGATTTTTCCGTCAGAGGCTCAACCTACATATAAATACCTCCCTATTGCCTCGATTGCGATGGAGTACGGAGAGGAGTTCGGCCCCGGCGCAGCGGATGATATAACCCCTAATAAAATACTTGATATGCTTGTCGAAAGAGCTAAAACGCGAGGGGCGAACGGCTTGATCGGTGTAAGAATCTACCGGGAACTGGATGCAAACAAACGCCCTGTGTGGCAAGCGTCCGGGGTTGCCGTTAAGTTTGAAGATGTACCCCTCGAATCGGGTTTCCAATCTGCCAATAACCAGTAAAAACATATCAAAATGGATTTCAAAGATCAAATCAAGCTGTTGAGTGAACGGGTTATCAAACTTAAAGAGAATACCCAAACCGAAGAGGCGACCAAAACGGCGTTCATTATGCCGTTTCTTCAAACCCTCGGATACGATGTATTTGACCCGACGGAAGTTGTCCCCGAATACACTTGCGATTTAGGGATTAAAAAAGGGGAAAAGATCGACTATGCCATTCATAAAGACGGCCAGCCGATTATTCTGATTGAGTGCAAACATTGGAAAGAAGACCTTACATCGCATAACGGGCAACTGTTTCGTTATTTCCATGTATCCAACGCCCGCTTCGGCATTCTGACCAACGGCATTATCTATCGTTTTTATACCGACTTGGTAGAGAAAAACAAGATGGATGAAAAACCGTTCTTCGAATTCAATATGGAGAAATACCGGGAATCGCAGGTCGATAAATTGCGTGAGTTCCACAAGAGTTATTTCGATGTAGACACGATTCTCAACACCGCCAGTGAATTGAAGTTTACAAATGAAATTCGAAATGCCATTGACCGGGAAATCAACAATCCCAGCGACGAGTTCGTCAAATACTTTGCCCGGCCGATTTATCCCGGCCGTTTCAACGACGTTGTAATGGGGCAATTCCGCGCGATTGTGAAACAGGCATTTGTACAATACACCAACGATTACATAAATGAACGCCTTAAATCGGCGATCTCTGCCGATACGGTAGTAGAAAACAAGGTCGATAAGACCGAACAGGGGGCGGATGTGGCCGCAACTTCGGATGAGGCAGAAAAAATAGAGGATAACCGAATCGTAACTACGGAAGAGGAATTGCAGGGATTTTATATCGTTCGGTCAATTCTTTATCCGGAGGTCGACGATATTAACCGCGTGCAGTACCGTGATACGATGTCGTATTTCGGAATCCTGCTTGACGACAATAACCGAAAACCGATCTGTCGCCTGTATTTCAATAGTTCAAATAAGTATCTCGAAACTTGCAACGTGGAGAAATGGGGGCAGAAACACCTGCTTGAATCATTGGACGATATTTACAAGTATAAGGATGAAATCATAGCTGCTTGCAAAATGTATTGATCTATGCAAACCGTTGCGGACAGATTTTTCGAGGCGTTCGATGCCTTGCTTGCGATGGGCGAAACGAAGATACAGACGTTTTGCCGCGAGGGTGGCATCGACAAGCGCAATTTTTACAAAAAGCGCGATAACACGGATAGCCGCCGGGAGATTCCGACGGCGTGGCTGACGTTTATCGTCGAGCATTACGGCGTTTCGCCTCGTTGGCTGTTGACAGGCCGCGGGCAGATGTTTACAAAATAGCCCGAAAATATGTAAAAAATTATGTACGCAGGGGTTAATTTTCCCCGTGAAAATATGTACAGAAAACGCCCCGACCGTTTGGCCGGGGCGTCGCGTTTCGCTTCTGCGAGATTGTCAATAAAGCAAAGGCTATGAAACGCGAATTTCTGCAAGTTTTTCCGAAAGGTCTTTCAACGCATAATCGAGCGTGCGTAGCTCCTCCTGCGAGAATTTGGCCTGCATTCCGTTAACCGTGTTGCCGTTAATACGCTGATTCAGCCAACTGCGGCTTTTATTGAAATAAGTCTTGGCAATGTAGGACAACGAAATTGCCGGAAGCACAGATTTAAGGCGATTGCGCACTAATTCGTCCTGTGCGCGCTCGTTCGTTTCCTTGATCTGCGAAAGGGTGATCGCGGCGACCTCCTCGGCGTTTTGTTCGATTGCTGCGGAAATCTCTTTGCCGATTTCGTTACGTTCTTCTTCCGTTTCTGCGCTTATAAAACGACGTTTCAAATCGTCCATTTCTTTCTTGGTTGCCATAGTCTATTTTGTTTATGCTCCCCGCCCCGCAAGGCGGGGAGCTGTGTTTTACAATTCTTTGAGGATTTCGACCAGCTTGTTGATTTCCTCCTCAATGGAAGCGAGGATTTTTGCGGCTCCCTCTCTTCCTTTTAGTTCGCTGTAAAGCCTTAAATAGTAAATTAGCT